TTTTTTCCCTGGCTTGGCGAGGATGGCAGTGTTGCAGAACAGCAAAGATGAGACTTTGGACTTGAAGAACGTCGTGGAACGTGCGGCAAGACCGAGGCAAATCCCAGATGACAAGGAGCGCATCAACGCAGACGCCAAGGTTTTGTTTGAGGCAGTGAAAGAGGCCTTCTTTGACTACGGGCGAGCAACCAGTTTGGCTACTGAACCGGCTCCGGCAGAGTGGGCAGCATCTCGATCCAATGAATTCTGCGAGAAGTATCTCAAGTCTGACATCTTTGCAAGCACGAACTCTTCAACCATCAGCTACGCTTTTCTAAAGACACAGGTGAAAGTCAAAGTCAAGGCAGCTTTTTCATTGGAAGAGAACTACGGGCAGTCAGTCTTAGCGACTCAAGCAGATTTCAATGCGATCATGGGACCTTACAGTAAGATGTTCCTCAGAAACGTTAAAGCGACGACTAGAGAGGGGGTAATCTTTGATTCTGGTTACACTGACTCTGAGGTCGCGGAGATTTGCAAACGTCTGGGCGTGTTGAGGCAGTTGCTCGAAGGGAATTACCAGGCAGATGTCAAGAAGCAGGACACAAGTCACACTCCAGTGACACTGCGTGTGTTTTGTTTGTTCCTGGTCGATTTGGGCGTCCCTAAGTACATTGCTGATCTCTACGAGCTTCACTCGGCAAAGTTTGGTTACAAGTCGTTGAAGTCAGGTTTGTATCGAGGTGAAGCGAGGTACAATCTTGGTTCTGGCGATCCTTTCACTTTGATTCGGAACATCTTCGAGGTCGCAACCGTCTTGGCTGAGCGCTATGCTGTTTCTTGGTTAAAACTTTTCTTCTGGATCATCAAGGGAGACGACACTCTTTCCACCATGTTGTTCCCAAAGTGGAGGAATGGCGCACCGATCGACGAGATTCGCAGTACCGGCTTGACGGAAAATCACGTTGAAGATGACCCGAGACCACCGTATCATGCTGGACGTTTCTTCTTGTCCGACGGCGTTTACCCTGATCCCATTCGCATGGTTTGTAAGATTTTGGCTGGGCAGACAGACAACAAGGACCGTGCAAGAGAGTTGGTGCAGTCCTTCAACGATCGTTATCAACGCATTCCAGTCTCTCTTTATGACGAGTTTCTCACTGCATGTTGTCAGATGTATAGAGATTTTTCGGAGACCCAAGTACGAGCCATTTTTCAATTATATCTCTGTTTCTCAGATCGCAAGTTCCTCTTGGAAACACTTCACATCGAAATCAATGAAGAGACTGTGTTGACACGCATTGATTCAGCGGAGAGTTGTGCGGAATTTGCAGTGTCTTTCTTCATTCATGACGACGAAAAGATCAAGCAATTTGAGAATCTTACTGGGGCTGAGTTGTCAATATTGGCTCGTGGCTACGGTATACCAACCTTCGCAGTGCCAAATGTCGGGGGCTTCAACAAGCCCGGCATTTGGTTCAGTGCGATGCATTGCTGGGCGGTTTTGCCTCTGTGGCAGGTTAACCACGAAATCGAGAAGTCATCATCTCAATATGTCAGGAACTTACGTCAAGGATCTGGAGCATACGCTAGTTATCAGGACTTCGGAGTGGAGGAGGTCTCACAATCTGGCATCATCGGCCGCGGTGACCACGCTCAAAGACTTCTACACAAGCATCGTGCTAAAGTCGGTCGAGTACGAAGTGTCTCAGGTATCCTTACTGGGCACGGAGGTCGGCAACATCAAGTCCGGGACGGCGTATTATGCGCTGATCCC